GGCGTCCCCAAGGGGATTTGAACCCCTGTTACCGGCGTGAAAGGCTGCTGGCCCCTCTGGCTTCCACTCTGAAAATCCAGCAATCACGCCATTTTTATCCCATCATCACCCATTTCTAAAAACTCTCTTCCACTACCATCTTTACGGCCACATTTACGGGGTATCCTGGAGTCCGCTAAGGCCACGCCACCCCGGATAAGACCTTATCCACGGCCACGGCATCGCCGGCAGCGTCAACCGCCGTCTGCGCCCTGGTGCATGCCCGGTACATGGCATCCGTCCAGAGAGCAATTTCCGCCGTGAGAGCCCGGAACGATTCCGACGTGTGCGCCACCGGATTCCCGCTGGCATCATCCCAGGTGAAGCCATTGGGGAGGGCCATGCCGCCGGCCAGCTTGGCTTCCAGTCCCGTCATCCAATCCCGGACGGTCTTGTTGACCTTGTAGACATGCCCCTGGCTGTCGGTGAAGGTGCCGAACATGCGGGCATCGGTCCACTTGTCGAGTTGAGCCTTGGCCGTAGCCCGAACCGCTTCCATGTTGTCAGCTGGGGGGGCAACGGCCCTGTCCTGGCATCCCCACCCAAGGGCGTCAGCCACCGTGATGCCGAGCCGGGACAGACCTTCCCCTTGCCCGAGCATCCATTGATCCAGATGTCTGGCCGTGGGTTTCCCAATCGCATCGTAATCCGTCCGCACCCGATGCCCGGCCACGGTTTCAACCTGGACATCAAGGGCCAAGTCCCCCTGAGAGGCCCACCCGTACCGCTCATCCAGCAGGGATTGCACGAACGCAAGCGCTTGGCCATGATGTACAGGATCAGCCAGAAGGTTCAAAACATCCTGGCGAGAGTTGATGATCACGGGATATCCGTTCATATAGCCTCCTTACGAAAGGGTGTAGTAACGATCTATCCGTTTCACGGTAGCGACAAAGGGAATTTCTCCGCCGTACTTTTCAAACTGCTGCATAAGAACTTCCGATCCAGTAAAGAATATTTTGTGCTGTCCTTCTTGCTCGAATTGAACTGTCAGGCATTGTCCTGAATTGCTTGCGCCATATTTGCTTTTCTTTACCTTGTACCCAGTTATCAAAATCTCCAGATTAAGGATCGAATCCAACTTCACCTTTTCGCCGTCAAGCGGTCCTTCCTCCTGGGCAAAGTCTGCAAAACGTTTCGGCGTCATGCGCACTCCTCCAAAGGTTGTCTAAGTCCAAGGCCAGGGCCAGATTGCGGCTATTGGCCCACTTTATCCACCCCATGGTGGATGCAATCGACGAACGGTAGCGTTCCGGGGTGATCCGGCCAGCGGCCAACAGTCCGGGAAGCGCCCGAAGGCGCGCCTTGACACGCTTGGCCGTGCGCTTTCGCAGCAGGATGTAGTTCCGAAAATGGCGGTAGCCGAGGAAATCCACGCCCTGGGCCACCGGGAACAGGTTGAGCTTGCTGAGGCGCATCTTGAGCCTGTCCGCCACAAAGGTTCGAATCTCGCCGGCAAGCCCACGAAGAACGGCCTTGTCGTCATGGAACAGGCAAAAATCGTCGCAGTACCGAAGGTAGGCCTTGACGTGATGCTGGTGCTTTATCCACTGGTCCAGCTCGTTGAGGTAAAGATTGCCAAACCACTGCGACGTATAGTTTCCGATGGGCACGTTCGTCCCGCCCGGGATGGAATGGATGATGTCATCCAAGAGCCAGAGGGTATCGCGGCACTTCACCTTCTGGCGCACGATCCCGGACAGAACAGCATGATCCATGGAGGGATAGAACTTCGAAACATCCCCCTGGAGGCAGTAGCGGTACCGCCGGGCATACTCCATGACTTGTCGGCTTCCAGCCTGGACACCCATTCCGCGCCGGCAGGCGTAGGACGTTGGGAGCATGAGGCCGTCCCAAATCGGTTCCAGGACATTCATAATGGCGTGCTGGACGATCCTGTCAGGGGAGAATGGCAACACGTAGATGAGCCGGCGCTTGGGCTCGAAAATTTCCTTGATGGTGTACGGCGAGGTGGTGAAGGTCTTCTCGATCAGGGATTCCTGAATGCGCTGAAGATTGCCTTCTGTGTCCTGCTCAAAGCGGACCACGGCCCGATGCCAGGACTTCCGCCGCCGGGCCTTCTGGTGGGCCAGACGCAAGTTGTCCAGGTCGGCTATCTTATCGAAAAGGTTTCCGTGGCGCTTCATGCTGTTTATCGGGAAAGGGAGCTTTCGAGCTTGCGCCTACTGACTCCCCATCCCCTCCGTCGTGTGTTTTGCCTTTCGGCCTTCCGGCCTACCGGACAGGGTTGATGCGTCCAGCCTGGAGTTGTTGGCCCGCTTCCAGTCTCCGTGACCCCGTGCGCACCGTAATTCGCATTCAGATTCAGCGGACTGTTATTCCAATTCGAACTGCGCGAGCCGCAATTCGCACTGTTATTCCAATTGCCGCCCAAGATCGCACGGGGAGACGCACCAGCCAAATACTCGCGGCGCGATACGCGTTACGGAGCACCGCTACGCGGCCAACGGCTCCGCGACCCCGCGCGCACCGCAAAGCGCATTCAGACCCAGCGGACCGTTACTCCAAGACGAACCGCGCGAGCCGCAAGCCGCACCGTTAGGCCAAGCGCCGCCCAAGATCGCACGGTTGGGTGCCTGGTAGTGCTGGCCAGCGACACCGCTGTCATTGCCATCATAAGCGTTGACCCAAGCCGCCGAGGACGCGCCGCCACCGGCTTCTTCGCCCCATTGCCAAAGGTTGCCGCAACAATCCTCGCAACCGACGTTCGAGATCATGCGTCGGCCGGCCGTGTCGGATTTTCCGCCCGTGGTGCCGGGGTCCGCCGATCCGGTGATGTTGGTGCCCTGGTTGCTGCCCAGGCTGGCGGCCACGAACTCGGTTTGGGTGGGCATCCTTTTGCCGATCTGGCCGAGCCACTGGCTAAACTTGTACCAATGGAAGGCCGGCGAGGACGTGCCGTCAGCACAGGTGGCATTGTAAGCAGAAACGAACTTGCCGCCGGAAACGGAGGCCAAGTAGATATCCACCCACTTGCCGAGCCCTTCCACGTAGACCATCCCCTCCGGGGCGCAGACAGGGCGGTGCTTGAGGTCCCACACCGACGCGGGGAGGATGTCCCCGGCCAGGTAACCGGACAAAGAATGTCCGGAGATGGTGCCCACGGCCGCGCATAAGCAGTGAAATCCGGCGATCTTACGGGATGTCGTGGCATCAAACCCGCTTGGGTACGTGGCGTTGGCGGAAACCAGCAACTTCAGCGCACCGGCGTTGATGCAGGCATAGACGTAAAAATCCTTGCCCGCTCGAGCCGAAGCCACGGTGTAATCGGTGGTGATGCTGTCCCATGTGGCGGCCAAGGATAGGTCCAGGACCTGCTGCGCGGTCAAGACCAGGTACGTGCCGTTGACATCAACCAGCATCCTGCTCGGGCTCAGGATTATGTATCTGTCCGCCGCGACCGAAACAGTTTTGGCCGCAAAGCGGATATCCCTGGCGAATATTCCCGGGACATTGCTGGTGGAGGTCGGCAGATTGGCTGACGGGACCTTCCCGTCCGTGCCCAACGGGGCAACGCCGCTGGGAACACCCTTTGCGGAGATGGGGATTGCGCCGACGTCAGCCGAATTCGGGATGCGGGTGGAATACCAAACCCGCACGAGGTTGGCCGTCAGCGTGTGTCCCGTGTCCATCGTCAGCGTGATGGTTTGGCCAGCGATTCCCGAGACCAGCCCGTATTTGATTCCGTCAGTGCCGCAGTCCGCCTTGACGCGCATGCCCGAGGTCAGCTTGGCGGCATCATCCGTGCTCACCAAAAAAGTGCTCGCGGTCGCATAGGTGGAGACGACAGGCCCCTTCCAAATCGTGGCGACAGCACTCAGCCCGGCCGGGGTGACGGCCCTGAGCACATCGGAACCGGCCACGGCCTCCTCGACGGTGGACAGTTCCACCAGGCCTGAGGCCGTTTCCGTGGCCGCTCCGGTGGAACTCACGGGCAACCCGTTGAGGTTCTGAAAGAAGGCATTGAGCCATCGCTTGGCGCTGGTCCCGATGCCGCCCTCACCGTTTGCCCTGGGGACAATGTTTTTGGTCGCCATGGTATCTCCTTATCTGGGCTGGATGTCGCCATTGACATCCAGGTCGAATTCGGCGCTGTAACCGGGGATGACAGCCGGCATCATGTCCCCGCTGTCATCCAGGTCGAAATAATCCGTCATGCGCGTGGTCAGCCTGACCCAGTTGGCCGAGGTGTCAGGGGCTTCGCCCACGATGTCGGTGCCGGTGCACCGGTAGGTATTGCCATCGGTGTATGCCGTGATGTCCGGGAAGCTGTAGGAGGTCGCGGGGGACCAGGCCGGGGCCGCGCTGTTGGCCTCGGCCGACGTGGCGTAGCCCTGGGCGGCGCTGGCTGCGGCCACGGCCACCCCTTTGGCCAGGTCCGTGGCTGCGGCATCGGCATCGCATGCGATCCTGTCAGCGGCGGCTTGTTCCGCGTCAGCCTTTGCTGATGCTGCGCTCACGGAAGCCTGCTGCGCGGATGCTGTGGCGGTTGCCAGGTCGCCAACCGCATCAAGGATGTCCTCGGCCGACATCGGGGTGTCCGTGTTCGTTTCGGTGACCTTAATCGACCGGTCCAGCTGCTCCTGTATCTGCTGCGAAATGCAAACCAGGCGATCCAGGGCGGCTTCATGCGATTCAGCCGGGAAGGATCCTCCTTCGGTGTAATCCGTTTCCTGCTTGAGTTGGAGCACACGCTTGAGCAAAACCTTTTCCCCGATGGGAGGAGGCCCCTTGCTGCCGGAAACTGCATGATCACCGATAAGGGTGACGGTCCCTCCCCCGATATCCCCCACGCCAGAAACCGCGAAGTCCGTGTTCAGCGTAAGCGGGGTCTCAACGCCCTCGGCATCCAAGAGGATGACAACCATGTCGGAAGCGTCGAAGATGCGAAATGTGTATGGAAACGCTACCTGACCGCCAGTCCCGGAATACAGGACCTTGTTCGTCGTGGATTCGATGGTCATTTACTGGTTCCTTCCTTTTTCTCTGAGCCCAAGAGTCATCAGGGCCTGCAATCTGGGGTTCTCCTTCATGAGACGGATTTGCGCCGCCTGGCGGTAAACCTGGATTTCCCGCTGGATAGTCATTTTTTTCTGCTCATCATCCAACTGCTTGTACGCCCCGGTCCGGATGATGTGCTCCAGGTTCGCCTTCATGGTCCGGCCTACCCCATCGTCGCCGGGATTTCGCATGACCTGAGTGGAAAGCTCGATGAACCGGTCATACTCCTGGGGGGTAAGTTCGAGAGGGACACCCTGGAAGGATTGCGTGCGCTTCGGGATGGACGGACCCCACTCCAGACGCAAAAGCTCTTTGTCGATGTCGGACACATCCCCCGTCTGGACCTTGAGAGGGGAGAGCCAGCCCAAATACAGGCCCTCGCCGGCCGCGTGGATCTGATAGGGGTCGCCCCAGATGTCGCGCTTGGGCGGCAGGCTGGAGGACAGGCCAGGGATGCGCGATTTCATGGCATCCACCCATGACCAGACGGATTTGACCTCGGGGTCCGTCTCCGTGTTGATGACGCTCAAGGCAGCCGGAACAAAGCTGGAAGCAAACCCCTGGAGCATCCGAGGGCCTTTGGATTCCGGGAACGTGACGGCGTTCATGGCATCCGCCACGCCCTGTAGCCAGGTCTTGCTGGTGATAGTCTTGGCCGTGGCCAGGGCCAAAGCCGTAAACAGCGTGGGCAAGTCGCGTTCTTGGCCAACCTGGTCCCATTCCTGGATGATCATACGGGCATTGGCGGCCATGGAAAACAGCGTGCCCACCGGTTCGGTGCGGGCGTAAGACACCCACTGATCACCCACTTTGACGCTATTCGGCTGGTAGACGCGCCGCCAGACCTCCCGCTCCTTGGGTTCGCTGGGGCCGTCTCCGGTAATGAGCCCGGACGCATTGGCCATGACGGCCAAGCCCATGATGGACGATCCAAGGGCCACCCGGGCAAGGGCTAGGTCGCGCTTCGCTCCACCGGCCTGGAAGTCATCCAGAAAGGATTTTTTAATGAAGGCGATGGGCGTGCGGTCCAAGCTGTACTGCAAGATGTTATAGGGTGTGGACACGAAGGGCATGAGTAACTTGAGGAAGAGGTTGGAATTCCGAAAACGGTTCAGCGCCGACATGGTGGAACCCATGTCTTGGGTGAAGGTCTGGACTCGGGCGAAATCCAGGGCGGCCTTGGCCATATCCGGCGACGGCGCATCCATGAGTTCCTTGGCCCGAGCCGTGATGTCCTCCCCCTGCCGACCTTCGATGGCTGCCTGACGAAAGGCTCTAGCCGTCAGTTCCTGGCGATAGTTCAGGAACTTGAAGTATTCGTCTTCCGCGCCAAGCATGCGGCCAGGGATGCCAAGCCCCGTCCAGATGGCGTCCGCGGCCTTGTTCCAGGACTCGGGGATGTTCTTGCCGATCCAACCAGGAGCTCCCTGGCCAAACATGGGGGCATAGTCCTGTTTCTGCTGGCCGCCGAACTTTGATTCCCCGGTTTTCATGGCCTCCCAGGCCAGCTTGAGGGCGTCTGTCTGGTTCTGCACCAAGGCAAAAGCCATGGCCTTGGCCTCCAGGACATTCACGTCACCATCACCTTCCGAGAGCCATCCCCAGGGGAGGCCGGTCGCGTCCCTGGCTGTCTTGAATCCCTTGCCGAGAAGGGAGGCCACGGCCCGTTCCGGGATGGCCATGCCGGCCACCAGCATGTTGCCCATCGTGTTTGCCACGTGGGTTTTCGGCGAAGAGAGCATGGAGGCGTAGCGGTACGCCAAAAGCCAATCTCCGAAGGTACGCTGCCGGATATTGTGTACCTCGGTATTGAGGCGCTGCATGGGGACAGGCCCCTGTTGAGCGGAATCGACCAGAGAATTCGCCGCTTCCTCGATGAGCCGCCTGCCGCCGGCCTGGTCGGTCAGCTTGGCCATGTCCTCGCCGGTCAGCTGATTCATGAGTGCCGGGTCGATGAATTGCGTGGAGGAAAGCATCTTCCATTGGTTAAGGGCGCGGCCGGCCTCGGAGCGAAGACCGGCGACGTGGGCCTGAAGCGCGGCATGCACCTCCATGCGGCGGCGGAAGGCCAAAAGCGAAGCGTCTGAGTTGTCGCCGCCCTTGATGTCCCTGGCCCGGCGCATGAGGTCCTCGGCCGAGGCGTTGAGGATCACCCTGGCCGCGTAGGTCTTTTCCGCGTTCCAGCCCTCTCCGCGCATCCTGGCCAGCAAGTCGGCTTCGGTCATGCCCAGATCGGATGCGGCCTGGGCCGTGGTGTCATGGCTGCGTTCGTAACGACGGGCCGCGTCGATGTCCGGGGCCAGAGCTGTTTCGACCTTGTTGATGAGCCCGGCAATGTCCTCTTCCGAGTTGATCTTGCTGTAATTGATGCCCAAGGACTTGGTCTTGAGTGGCGGCGGAAGGTTATTGTCGATGACGTCAGGCTCTATGGACTGCAGCTTGTCCTGGACCTCGAAGGGCACGTCCTTGTCGCCGAAGCCCCAGCGGCCGATTTCCTCCCAGCCCCTGGGCTCGGAAACAGGACGCACGCGGTCCTGTTCTCTCGGGCCAGGCGCACCGATACCCTTGAAGGTGCGGCCTTCCTGCAAGGTCTGCTGCACCAGCTGGTCAAAGTTTTGCGGCGCGCGGCTCCCGGGGAGGACGCCGAGACGATCCAAGGTCCGGTCAAAGACGTTCTTGACACCGCCAACAAATTCCCCCCAAGGGGTTTCGCCCTGGCCCATGAACAATCCCTGGCTGAGATAGGACCGGGCCACCTCATCTGCGGTGAACTCCGCGAAATCGACGCCCCTGGCCTCGGCTCCAGAGTCCTTCCAGGTCTGCCGCAACTCCTGTTCGACCTGGGGGAACTGGGGAAGCAGGCGCTCCACGATGTTGTGGCCGCCGATCTCGTGCAGCAGGTCCACGGCCGGCATGTGGCCGTCGTAGAGCTTCACCATGTCCCGAAACACGCCCGGCTCAACTTCCACGTTCGGGGTGTGGCTGCCGACGATCTTCCCTTCCCCGGAAATGCCGTACTGGCTGGATAGTTCCCGGCTGGCCAGCATGAGGGCCGGCACAACCTCGACCTGCACCCGATCCGACAGGCCGGGGATGTCCTTGACCAAGCGCTTGGCCACCTCATACGTGGCCTGGTCCGTCTCCCCGTTCATCAAAGCCCGGTGCAGGTTCATGATGTTGGCATCGCTCATGGCATCGTAATCGACGCCCGGACGGCGCTCATTCCAGGGGGTGCGCGTCTGCGGCGTGGCGATGCCCATGCCCATGCCGACGCCGAACGCTTCCGCCAGTTGCCCGGGGTCGGTGACGCCCTCGGCCAAGGCCTGGCCGGAAAAGGCCGCTCCGGTCGTGGGCGCGCGCAAGGCCATGGGAAGAGCGTTCGTCGCGGCCAGGATGCCTTTCATGATTCCCCAGGTCGCGACCGACTTGGCGGCCGTGGTCAAGCCGCCTTCGGTGTAGCCCTTGAGGCCGGCGAAGGCCGGACCCATGGCGAACTCCATCATGCCCGGCCCGCTCCCCAGAATGCCGCCCACCACGTTGGTCATGTAGTCGTCGTATTTGACCTGTCCCAGGAAGTGCTTGGCCCACTTGTCGGATTCTTCCATAAGCGCCTGGAACACGCCTCCCTTGTCGGTACCGGTGGCTGCGGCGACGTCACTGGAAAGGTCATCCAGGGTCCGGAAGAAACCGGCCATGCCGGCGTAGGTGTTGCCCAGGGCCTTGGAGCCGTAATCCTTGGTGCGCTGCCAGGCCTCAGAGAAAAATTCTCCCGTGGCCTCCAGGGGAGTGCTCTGGTTTCGTGCTTGCACCATGGGGGGCTGGCCGAATCCTGGGATGCCGCCGGCTCCATTGGAGCCACCGGAATAGCCAGGGACCTTCAAAGCGTCGGCAAGTTCCTGGTCGTTTGAAGCGGCCAGGGCGGCTTTTCGTCCGGTTTCCACCCTGACCATGCTTTTCTGCAAGGCGAACAGCGTGCTCGGGTCATGCAGATCAAGCGGTTGGTCGGGGCTGACTCCCATGTCCTTGGAGACGGTGTTTATGTATTCCTGCGTCTTATTCTCGCTGGGGGGCGCATACCGGCTCACGATTCCGGTGACGGTATTCAGGCCATGCTTGTCCTGGTAACGCAGCAAAAGGGATTTCTGCGCTGAAAGGCCCTCTTCCATGGTCCCGTAGCTTTGAAAGCTGGTGCTGCTGGCCCGGATGTTGCCCGGGTTGTTGTTTCTGAGCCAGACAGGGGCCTTGCCACCAGGAAATGAAATCGGGGCGGTTTGAGCTGGAGCCTTCCCGGCCTGGGCCTCAGATGTGTCGGGAGTGTCGGCCTGTCCGGCGTCACCTTGACCGTACTGCTGCGCCTGCTTCTCGTGGAGTTGCTGCGCGTAGGCCGTGGCGTCCTCGGGAGTGGCAAATTTCCCAAGATGTTTGCCCGTCTGATGGAACTGCTGAATGGCCTCATCATCGGAAAGAATGCGGCTTCCGTCTTCGGCCGTGGTCGGGATGAGGGTTTCCCCGCTCCCTTCGTTAAAGGACATGGAGCGGACCGTGGAAATGGTTCCATCGGCATTCTTGATGACAGGCCGGTTGTTGAGGTCGATATTCCCGGCCTCTGTGGGCTGCGGCATGGCCGGCTCTTCGGCGGTCTTGTTGAAAGACTGCTGAAAGACGGAAAGTTTCGCCTTTTGCTCCTCCACCTTGGCGGCCACGGCCTGGCCCTCCGGAGACTGCGCCCAGGTCTGGAACGGATCAGGCGGCGGCGGCACGGTCCCGGCATCCACAAGGGAATGGTCGGCGTCCCGGATGATCCGGTCTTCAGCCTTGGTTTGGTAGGTGTCCCAAAAATTTTCCTGCTGCTGCTCGTCAAGCATTATGACCACCATTTGGCTTTGACGCCGCTGTTATAGACCGAGGTGACGCCGCCCATAAGGCTGGAACCTGCTTTGGCCAGAGAGCCCCAATCCGTTGAATCCGCCTGGCTGGAATACTTCTCGGCCGCATTGGCCGAACTGGTACCCCCGGTGACCTGATCCATGATGTCGTATTGCAGGCCCCATATTGTGTCCTGGGTGCTTTGATCCAGCTTCCACACCGTGCGCCATCCAGCTTCCCGGTACTGGTCGGCGGTGCGCTCGGATTCCGTCTGTGTGACCAGGGTGTTGTATTCCAGCTTGGTATCAATGGCGTTCAGCTTGGTATCAAGCTGCTGCTGATAGGCGTCGTTTTTGATCTGCGCTTCCTGAAGCAGGGACTCGCCTTTGTTCATGGCGTCGGTGACGACTTCCTGGGCCTGGATATGACCGGTCTGCCTGGTGGTGGCCGCGTCATAGCCGGTCTGAAAGTCCACGTCGGATATCTGGGAACCAGCCTTCAGTTTGAGGTAGGAGACCTTCTTGGCGTTGATGTCGTCTTGCTGCTGCATGACATCGAGGGCGCTTCCGGTCATTTCCCGGCCTTGGGCCGCGATCTTGGCCGCCAGTTCCCCCTGCTGCTGCACGGCCTCGTCGCGGAGTTGCCCCAGCTGGAAATCACGTTCCGATTGGATTTCCCTGACCTGCCCCTCGCCCTTGGCTTCGGTGTATTTGGCCTTGGCCTCGGCCGTGACGTTGGCAATGTCGGCCTCTGTCAGGGCGGTCTTGAACAAGTTGCCGACCTGGGTCAGGGCCAGATCAACGGACAGCTTTGCGGAAGTGGACGCGTCCTGGATGGCAGAAAGCTTTTCCTGATTGGCAAAGAGTTTTCCGTAAGCCAGTTCAACGGGAGTCCAGGCCTCAACCCATTGCGCCTCGCGGTCATAGGTGAATTGGGTGTATTCGGCTTCCATGTCGGATTCGTTCTGAATCCGCACGGCATCAAGCACATCCCGCTGCGCGTTGATGAAGGAAGCGTCAGCCTGCTTTTGGGCGGCATCGGCCTTTGCCGAAGCAGCATCAGACTTGCTGGTGTCGAGAAGCGAGGACCCAACGGAAACGCCAGTCCCTATGATAGAGGCCGCAGCCGAAGCGCCAGCCATTTATTGGCCCCCTTGCTTGCCGAGGTTGAGACCGAACATGCGCTGGGCGTCCTGCATCCGCCTCATCTTGGCCGCCAAGGCTTCCTGGGCATCCTTGAACGAGGTGGAAAGCGTGGTGACCGTCTGCCGGTCTATTTTCCCAGCCCTGTAGTCTTCTATCATCTTGCCATAGGCACCATTGATGACATCGATGTTGTCAGGCGTCTGGCCGCCGAAATAACCGGAAATGGCGTCGTCAATGGCCGGCGGGGCCTGGATATGCCGTTTGGCCACCTCCAAGGCGGCATCCCTGGGCTTCAAGCCGCTTTGCACCAGGTCATCCACTTCCGTCGTGGCGGTGTTGAATTCCTGAAGCTGCTGGTCGTAGGCCATGGAACCGGATTTTGCCGTCAGCAAAAGCCCCTTGAGCTTGTTCTTGGAGTCCTTGATCTGCGGATTTTCGTCACTGCGGTTCTTGCCCATCCAGTATTTGGCCTCGGATTCATCAATACGGCCGTCAGCGAACGCTGAAATGACGTCCTGGTCGCTCAAATCTCCCCCGGTGTACTTCTGCATGAGGTCGATTTGCGTGTTCTTGTCAGGGATGAACTTCTTTTCCGCTCCATTGATCTTATCCAGCAGGGTGCGTCCCTGCTCAGGCCGAAGAATTCCCCGGTCAACAGCCTGGGAAACATCGGACTGGGCAAAAGACCCCGTGCCGAGCTTGCTGTAGAACTGGTAGAAGTTATTGTCCTGGATGCCCGCCAGCTGCTTTTCCGCATCCGCTTGCGCCCTGGCTTCATCCATGGTCATGGCGCTTTTGGCTGCCAGGACCTGATGGGAAAGACGTTTCAGGCGTTCGGTATCGAACTTCCCCACGAAGTCGCCAGCTTCCCACGCCTTGACCATCCATGGGCGGGTGGAAGGGTCGGTCAACTGGCTGGTGACATTGAGTTCCAGGGCATCCTGTTTGCTGGAGGTGGCGTTTTTCTGGGCCACATCCGGAGCCACAAAACCAGCTGCCGCAGCTCCGACCCAATTGGTTTCTATTTTACCCATTGAAGACTGCAAAGCATCAGGCGTTCTAGCGCGTTGCGCCTCGGACAACGCTTCCTGGTCTCGCTGCGAAATCAAATCTATTCCATATTGTTGGCGGGCGTTCCAGGCCATGATATTTGCCTGGGTCATGATCTTATTTGAAGTCTGATCAAGGAGAAGAGAAGTGTACTTTTGCGCATACTCGGTAGGCGCGCTCACCAAAAGATCAGACTTCCTTTTATCAAGCTTCGTTTGGAGATCGTTTAATTGCTGTTCTGGGTCTTTCCCTGAAAGGTTTTTGGTAAAATCAAGGAGGTCGTTTTGCCCGCCCTTTGCATACCCCACAGCAGACTCTGTATGATACAGGTACTCTTTTTGTTTTATCTGCCTTTCAACGATATCGCCCAGCTTTTCTCCCACCGCCGACAGCGTGGCCCCGGCCTGACCGAACTCCTGGGACTGCTGACCCTCTTGCTGCGCGGCGAAAAGATCGGCTTCCGAACTGGCCAGAGGGGCCTGCTCATGCTTGACGAGAACCCGGGGCGAAGACGGCTGATAGCCGCGGGCCAGGGCCGGGACATTCAACGCCATGCCTGCCTCCTGGAGAAAATGACGTAGTCTGCTCCATCAGGGCCGAAAGCGCGAAGAATCCCTTCCTGCTCGAATCCAAGATGCTCTGCCCATTTGATGGCCGGGGCGTATCCCTGGCGAACGGTGCACTGCAGGCGGCGCAAATGCATCGCCTTGAAAGCTGAATTGAGGAAGGTCCTGGTGGTCCGAAGCACGGACAGAGGGAAGGACTCGACAAGCCGGCTCGTGCGCATCCAGGCTTCGCCCACGCCCGGCCAAAACAGGATCACCCCGCCGCAGCACACGACGTCAGGCCCGGACATGATGGTGATGGCCGGATGCCTGGACAGGTTCTGGGCAATGGCCCTGGAAAATGGCCCCAACCCCTCCACAAAGGCAGCGTCGGCTTCCCGTAGCTGCATCGTCATGGCGTGATCAGGGTGAAAGACTTCGGTGCGCAGCATGGCAGTCTCTAGATCGTGTTGGTGGTCAATTCGTAGATGATGGCCAGGATGGTCATGGGCAACGGCTTGTCCTGAACAATCAGGAATTGCCCGTCCCGGCTGTAATCCAGGCCGGTCATGATGACCTTGTCACCCGTGAAAAGAGCGGGAGCTGAACCCATGGGGTCGGATGGCGTGCGGAAGGGAACATCAACCAAGGTGGCTTCGTCTCGACCAAACCGGAGGCCCAGCGAGCGCAACAACCGGACTGCCACCTTGGTGACGCGTTTCAGCTTGGCCTGGGCCGTCCCATCGTCCCCGCCGGCCTCTATCCGCAGCGGCTGCAACACGGAATCGTAATGCAGGCCCACATGGACCGTGGAACAGGCTTGGGGTAGCGTGACCGCTCCGGACGCCACGGTCTGTGTCGGCATGACCGCTCCATCGCCCAAGATATCGACCGCCAGCCCCTCCAGGTGTTCCAGTCCGGAAATCGTGGTGGCCTTGTCTCCCTGGTAGGTCAGGCTGCAGTCCAGGAAAATGCTGTCTTCCTGGTCCTGGCTGTCGAAAGGCGGAGTCATGAATTCGATGTACCGTGCGGCTTGGCCATTCATCGTGCGTTCGACAACCAGCCAAAGCTGGTCGTGGTCTCCGGCGGTGATGGAGCACACTGCCAGGACCTTTCCTATCATGGGATGACGGTGCCAGCCCACCACCTGCTCGGACCTGTTGTAGGTGAATCCAACCAGAATCCCATCCCCACGGACGCACCAGAGAATGGAATCCGGCTCCTGGGCATAAGCCATGTCCACGATGCCGCCGGCCGTGATGTGCTCGGCCAAAATGGAAAGATCAGTCGCCGTGAAACCACCCTGGTTGTAGTCGTAAGCCATCTCCCGGAGCTTTCGACCGGAGCGTTGCACGAACAACACCACCCCGCCGACCTGGGCGGGAGAGATAGCCGCCGAACCGTAGGTGGTTTCCTGCCGGGCCGTGGCCGAAGATGGGGTCAACGCGGCATCCGAATCCACGGACCCCATGCGCCACTCGCCGCCCATGGTCCCGATCAACAAGGCCCTTCCCGAACGCAGCCAACGGATGCTGTTGATCTGGGAAGAGGACAGTTCCACCACGACGGGATCGGCGTCATCAGACCCGGACGTGAAGTTTTCATAGTCGCTGCTGGCGCTTCCCCAGACCGTCTGAGGTTGATCAGCCGAGCCGCCGAACCAAAGGCGGCCCTCGTGAAAGGTGACCGCCTGGGGGTAGCCTCGGAAGTCTGACCAAGCCCCCTCACGCCAAGTGGAAGTTGCCGTGGTCGCCCCCAGGGGCTCCAAGATCGTGGCCGCAGCGTGCGTGGGGTCGGTGAAAGACGTTATTTTGCAGTACCCAACCGTGCTGTTGTGGCGAATGCGCCAAAGCGCCCCGACCTGCTTGGCGTCAAAGAGGTCCTTGGATGCGACCAGTGTGCAAGTCGCGTTCGCCTGAGGGCAGGAAACGGCATCAATGGCCATGGAGGCGTCAGCCGTGTGAAAAAAACGCAGGTAAGCTGTCCCACTGGCAGAGGGCGTGAACTTGAAGGACTGATCCCCAGTGCCGCAGGCAGTTTGCGCGATGAGTTCCCCGCCGCCGTCCGTTGTCCCCAGCATCATGGAAACCGGCCCGGCCTTGACGGTGAAAGTCAGGGGATATTCGGTGCCAGCGACCACGGCAAAGCTTTGTTTGATGCCGGCCACATTGGTGCCATCCCCGATCAGGTTGCACCAGCCGGAAGAATCCCATTCGATGGCGGAAGGGCTTGTGGATATGTCGGTCCAGCCGTTCAGGTTGGAATCGAACCCGCCGTTGGTGATGAGCTCCCCGGTGGCGGACGGCGTCACGGTAATGGACGCGTCCTTGTTTTCGTCCTGATAGGGGCCATCAACGAATTCCACGACATCAATGGACCAGTCCGTGTTCCCCTTGCGCGAGAGCTTCATGGGTGTGTGGGACTGGTGTACGATGTAAAGCACGTCTGCCGACTGCGCGAAGGATAGCCCCGCCAGGTCATCGGCAGCGTAGGGGGATTCGATCTCATAAGGAGCCGATCCCGTGTCATTGAGGACCTGCCCTGCATCGGCAAAGAAGCGGATGTACGTGTCCCCGAATTCCAGGACATAGGTCTGGCTGGCAGAAAATTGGAAAGGGATGAGACGAGCAGCCTTGTCGCTGAACTTGGCCGCCGCCACAAATCGAGTGCCAGGCCGCCGCGTGATGCCACCATGCGGCAACGTGATGAAATTTTCCAGCCGAGCGGCCCCGGTAGCGTACTTCTCCAGGTCTGTCCGGCCACCAAGTCGGGGGCTGAATTCGCCGCCCGTCAGGCTGTTCTGGATGTAGGTGACCTTACTCATCGCGCGTCTGTCCACCAGGTGTTCACGGTCTGTTCGACCCCTTGCTCTTGGGCCGCCAAGAGCTTTTCGTTGGCCAAGGACGTCAGGTATTCCTTGTAGAACAGCTCCTGCTGAGTAGCGTTGCCGGATATGGCGTAGACGATCTCCGAAGCGAGCCGCAGGGCCACGACTTCGGCCAAGGACGCCGACAGCCGGTTCATGTCCGTCAGGTGGCGCACATAGAGAATGGAGATGGCCTCCAGATCGGAAACGATGGTCGCCCCTTCGATCCGGTAAACTGCCGAGGCATCGCCAGCCACCTTCACGACCCGCAGGCAATCAGGCGGAAGCTGATAGGCATAGCTGAACCCCCATGCCGGGGCGTCAGCCAAGCGGGCAAGCGTGGCCCTGGCCAGGGCGCAAGGCCAAGGATATTGCCGCAACACATCGTCGAGGCACCGCGTGAAGGCCTCATTGCACTTTGAGGCTTGGGCCGATCCATCCGTCAGGGACAAGATGGACGCCGCGCCGATCTTGGCGAGAGCCGAGTTGCAAATGCCTATGATGGATGTGGCCATGGAATCCCCGCGAAACGGGGCCGGCCGAAACCGGCCCCTGGGTTGTTATTCGGCCGGCGGATTCTCGCCGGGATCTTCGTCGGCGGCCGGATCGACCTTCTTGCCGCGCCGCTTCTGCGACAGCACCTCGAAATGATCCAGCATGGGATGGTCCTCGGGCAGGTCCAAAACGGCTTCCTGCCCCTCGGCGAACAGCTGGTCATTCAGGTAGCAGGGCCTCAACGCCCGAACCTTCATCTGGGGCATGATTCAGTCCTCCTTACGGATTGGCCTGGCGGTCCAGGATGATGCCGGCCGTGATTTTGCCCGTGGTCGGCGCGGTGCCGGTCACGGTGAAGTAGAGCCGCACGTACCGCAGGCAGCCCTGCGGCATCTTGGCCTTCAAGATTTCCTTGTTCAGGGTCAGGGCGGCCAAAAGGTCGGTCTCCTGCGCGGGGAGGTCCACGGGGGTGGTGAAGGTGGCGTCGGTGGCGGTCTGCAGCTTCACTCCCAAGCTGGTCAGGTTGTTGAAGGCCTCCGACACACGGGCGAAGACCTCCAGACTCGACCGGCCGGCATCGGCGCTCCCCAGGTCGATGACGTTGGTGGAGGCGGCCGACGCCGTGACGGCCTGGTCCTCAGAGAACATCTGCTGTTTGTCCATGTACATGGCGTTTCCCCAAGGGGCCGACTCATGCCGGCCCCGGTGTTGGCGTGGTTTAGCTGACGGCCGATTCGGTGTTGAGAATGGCGTCACAGCGGTTGACCGGAATGCCGTCGAAGGAAACGACGTGCTTCCCGGAGACCTGCTCCATGGTCAGGGTGGAGGCGGCCACCTTGTTGGCGATCTGCCGGCGCAGGAAGCTGCGCACGGTGCGCGAACAGTAGAAGACCGGACGGCCCATTTTGATTTCGGGAAGCAGTTCGATGGCCTGGGTCATCAGGTCGATGAGATCGGCCCCGGTGGCGGCGTTCTTGGTGAGTGCGGCCACGTCGATGTTGGCGATGCGCACGACGTAACGCCAGTCACGGACGGTCATGCCGATGTCCCACTTGTAGTGGGTCCGGTAGCCCTGGTACTTGCCGCCATTGGCGTCCTCCAGGGTCACTTCCCCCAGGTCGTTGTGCTGCAGGCCGGCCTTGCTCCCCTTGGGGAAGATGCCGTGGATGGTATTTTCACCCCAGCACACCAGCCAGACGCTGGTATTGGTGCTGCCCGAGCCCGAACCGGACAGGACGTTCCCGGCGGACTGGGAGCCCGACAGAGCATTGTAGCGCGGGGCCAAGCCAAGGAAGCGTTCGGGGTTCACGGCGGTGTTGCCGTAGAACACGGAGGACGCCATGGACTGGTTCATGGCTTCGATGAAGGCCCGGTCTTCGGAGAGCCGGAAAGCCGACGTGTTGCCGTTGAGATCGGCCAGGGCCTTGTCCACCTCGGCATAGGCCTCGAGCATGCCGCACGAGTCGGTGACCTGCGCGGTCGAGCTCTTGGAGGGCTGCACGCCGTAGTTGAGCATGCGCCAGGTGGCCGAGGGCAGGCCGGTGCGCACGGTGGTTTTGTGCCCGGTGGGCAGGTTGCCCTGAACGAAAGGCATGTCATCCAGGACGGGGTTGGTCAGGTTGAGCAGTTCGGCCACGGCATCGATTTTGCCGTCAGGGTCCAACCGCTTGGCCCAGTCGGCCAGGGTGATGAAATTGCTGCCAAGAGTGGCCATGGTTCACCTCGTGGTGGTTGACGGTTATTTGGACGGGTACAGGATGTCGGCCACGTTCTTTTCAGCGGCCCCACCCGGAGCGCCTTTCCCCTTGGCCTTGTCCTCGGACACGGCCTTGCCGATCCGTTCGAACATCTTGACGATGGCCGGGTGGAAGGCCGCCCCGGACTTCTCGAGAACGGCAAGCACGTCCTTGTCCGCGAACGCCTCCAGGCCCTTCTTGGCCACGGAAATGCGGCTGTCGTAGTCGCCGCCCCATTCCTTGGCCAAAGACTCGACGTTGGCCTGATTGGAGGCCTCGAACGCCTTAAACGTCTCCTGGGTCTGACGAGCGTACATTTCCAGGGATGCCTGAAACTGCTTCGGGGTCATGCCCTGGGCCTTGGCGAACTGCCGAAAGCCTTCGATCCCCTTTTCATCAAGGTGGATGGATTTGAGGTCTTCCGGAGCCGTCCAGGTGTACTGCGGTTCCTGTCCCTGCTGCTGCCCTGTGCTATCGCCGGCCTGTCCCGTCGCCGTGCCCTGGGTCTGCTGCCCTCCGGACTGGGCCGTTTGACCCGGGTCCGTCGTCTGCGTCTGCTGCTGGCCCTGCTGCTGCGGCGTCGTGGTCGAAGCGCCGGCTTGTCCTCCGCTCTGCGTCCCCGCTCCGGTGTCACCCTGCGGCGTGGTCAGCGTGTCGGTGTCAGCCATGTTGTTCTTCCTCTTCGATTTTCTGGGTTGCTGTTTTCAAATCGTCAGCCAAAAGCCGGCGCATCGCAGGGTCATGGATGGCCCCCCGCACAGCCGCCAGCATCATGCCCTCGGGCGTGTTGATGCCGAGCGTTTCCAAAAGGTGCATGCCCACGGATCGCCGGCCCTGGTTGTAGATGTCCCGGGAATTTCCGTTGAAAGCCGAACCAAGCACGGCCGTCACGCCAAGAAGGTCCTGCAGCACACGCCAGCCGTGGGGAGAGCCCAGAAACGTGCGATGGTAGTCCTCAAGCCGTTGTTTCTCCTTGGTCTCGGCGGCAATCCTGGACTCCTTGGCCTGGCGCGCATCGTCAGCCAGCACATCGCTTTCAAACGTCATTGCGGCGTCCCCTGTTGGCCCTGGCCCTGTTGCTGGGCCATCATGGCGGTCAGCGCATTGGGCTTGCTCATGTCAGCCTGGGCAAGTGTTTGGGCCGTTTCGGCCTGCTGTTGGGCGGCCAGGGCTTGCTGTTGCTCTTGCTGCGCCTGGGCCTGGGCCTGACGCCGTTGCGCCACCTCATCATCGGGGCGCACGATCTCGGCCGGCACGTTGTAGGCGGAAGCGTATTCATCAATGGCCTTGTCCAGGTCGAGCTTATCCAGGACAGTTGGAGACAGCTGTGCCATGGGGGAAACAACCTGGAAGAACCTGTTCATGCCATCGGCCCCGGCCATGCGCTGGGCCTGGGACAACAAGCCGATGTATTCGACCTTGATGGGGGCACCTTGAATTTCCTGGGGAGGATCGGGCAAAACGACTTCGGACGGATTGACCACAGTGCCATCCACGTTGCGGCCGCGATGCCAGAGGATGTCGAAGGTGCGGGTGATGGTCGGATCAAGCAGTTCCGTCTGCTGGCGTTCGATGACCGGCCCGAGCATGAGAATCTTTTCTTCGCTTCGCTCCATGACCTCGGTAGCGGTCATGTTCGGCTGCTGCAGCAGCATCAGGAAGACGTCATTAAAAAACCCCTGACCGATCCGTTCTTCAAGTTCCCTGATCTTGACGCTGGTGTTCTGCACGTCGAAATTGACCTGGTACAGCGGCCCCATCGCGTCCTTCCCACCCTGTTCGGTGTAGGTGATCCCACTGGGAAAGGTGTTGATGCCACCCATTCCCTTGAGCGAAGACGGAGCCAAAAGGGGCGGGTCCGCCATCTTGTGCAGGGCCTTGAGCTGGGTCTTCTCCATCTCCTGGAGCATCTTGATGTCCGGAAGGATGTCCTCAGCCTGCCCCCGCCCGTAGACCTCCGAACCAGTGGTGTCCCAGCGGGATACCATGTAGGGCATGACCCGAAATCCGCCTTCGGCCAGGATTTCCTGGTCATCATACGAGACCCAGACCGATTCGAAAGGCATATCCTGGGCCGCTGCGCTGTTAGGGTCTCTCTGCGCCCTGGGCTGCACGACATGGAGCACGCGGCTATATTCGTAGGGCTGAGACTGGGCCAGGGCCTGCACACGCTGCGGGCAAGCATCGCCCCATTCCTGGACCATGGTCTTGGCCGTCCACCAGGTCAGGCGGTTGACCGTGTCAATGTCCCCGTTGGGGCCGGCGGCCAGGAAATATTCTCCGATGGTGAAGGGGCGAAAGTTGATGAGGGTGGTGTCGGATTCTCCCTCGAACATGCAGCCATTGCCGAAGCATCCAAGCTCGGCGAAGATGCTGTGCGCCGCGGCATAGAATCCGCCCTTGGCCAGGGCCAAGTAAATGCGCTTCTCCACGGCCTGCAGCCACGCCTTTACCGCCCCCAGGGCCGCAAGGTCGGCATCGGCCAGTGTCAGCCGGAACCAGGGCTGCATGGGGCTGGTCAAGCCGCTCTGCATGCCGGCCGCCAGACGACGCAACGCGGTGGTGGCCGTGGAGTTGAAAATCTTACTGGTGTCGTTCTTGGCGGCGTCCGTGGGCTTGTTGGACGTGCTGCCCGTCATGAAACCCTTCCTGGGCATCACGTAGGTGATCAAATCCTCCCACCTGGTTTCCCATGTCTGGCGGTCGGCTTTGAGTTGCGCAAAGCGCTCGAGGTATTGCCTGGCCCGTTCGTCCATGGCTACTGCCCCAATAGGGTTTTGCGCCCCACGGTCGGCGTCCCTGTCGTGCCGAGTCCACTGGTCAGGATGGTGGCCTTGCGTCCGGACGCCAGACGACGACGTTTCTCAGCCGCAGCCGCATTGGCGTCGGTGGTGGAATCCATGTTGTTGTACATGGAAGACACCTTGTCCGACTTTTCCTGTTCGGCCGCCTGCTGCTCCAAGAGCGCCGTTTGCTTGGCCGCTTCGTCAGCGGCAGCCTGGGCCTCATCGGCCTGCTGTTGGGCCATGGCCTGCATGTTGGCGTTCATGTCGTCGATTTTCTTTTGCCGTGCGGCGGCCTCGGCGTTCGCCTGGGCCTGGGCATCGCTCACAGCCTGTGCCAGCTGAGAGTTCGCGCTGTTGGCCCCGGAGGCGGCGGCAGACGCTGCCGCACGCTGTTGCGCCGCCGTCTGGGAAGCGCCAGAAAGGTAGGACTGCTGGCTGTTGTACTGGCTCGTCTGGGCGTCCTGCTGCTGGGCTGCCATCAGCACCATCATGCCCTGCGCCGCCGTTTGGGGGCTGGACATGAGGTAGGCCGCCACAGGCATGACCGACTGGACGTTTTGCCCTTGGCTCGTGTCTTCTTGCGGGTACAGGTAGGGGGAGGATGCGGCCATTACGAAGTGCCTCCGAGCAAGGTTTTGTAGAGGGACAGAGTGCTGTCATCGCTACTGAGCAGGGAAGTGTTTCCTGAACTCGTCTTGGTCTTGTAGCCCTTGGTCAACGTGTCGTAGGCTTCCTTGTCTTTTTCGTGTTGGTCGATGAAATCCATCTGCTCCCGGCTGGAATAGGACATCGGCTTGACAGAGACATACCCGCCATCAGGGTTGCTCGTGTCCGGTCCTGTCTCGTAATATTGCGTTTCCAGGGGCATGTTCATCACGTAACGCATGGCCCGTTGAATCAGATCAGGGTCCATGTCGTTCGTACCGTCGCCAGCGGTGTGCTCCGTCTGGTACGACTGCAGCGCAGAAGGAAGCGTGGTCACAGCGATGTTATACGCATTGGCCCTTGTCTGACCGGCATAAAGCGGGTCCATGAGCCCATTGGCATCGCCAACGCTCCCGCCTGTCCCCATGCCCATGTTCATTGTGCCGCCTGCCATGTTCCACCTCACGAAAACATCTGGTATTCGGAATTTGCCCGGGTGGACGGCCCGCCGGAATTCCACTTTTTCGCCACCGGAGCGGCAAACGTTAGAGCCAAAGAATCCCCACGGTTGGGGGATGGTAAGCCCCGGTCTTTCATGTCTTCCTTGCTTTCAAGCTGGATCTTCCCGTCCATACGGGGGACCGTCTCAGGCCCGATGATGTCGTCATAGAGGACGCCATCGTGGGGATCGATAGCACCGCCCTTTTTCAGCCAGTCCCTCATCTCACGCCACATGTAGGCGCGGAGATTCAGGCATCCAGGGTCGGGGGACGCGCCGGAAAACCACACGAGTTGCCAGGATCGGCCCAAGGTGGTTCCCCCACTGACGATACCTGTCCCATAGCCGGCATCCACGAACACGGCGTCGGCCTTTTCCTCGTCCTCGAGGTAGGCAATGCGTTGCGCCACGGCCATATCATTGTCGTTCTTGGCCATGGTCTGCAGGACCTTGAAGTAAAGCCCCTGGCGCATGCTGATCACAAGTTCGTCGTCGCCGGACCATGCAGGATCGACCGAAATAATCTTGGGGGCAAAGTTGAATTGCTCGGGCCGAAGAACCCTGGAGCGGGCGGCATCGGCATCGTCGGCAGAGATGAACTGACGAGCAGATTGTGAGGGGAACTGACCACGCACCCGGATCTTGACGAAATCGGAATCAACGCCGTGGTCATCAATCCACTGCTGAATCTTGGACTTGTTGGTACCGGGCACGGTTCGGCTATCGATTTGCCAAGTCGTCCAGCGATGGCGGTAGCGCCGGAAGCATTCTCTAAATCTTCCACTGTTTTGCGTCGGGTTCCCGAAAACGAACCACAAAATTACCGTTTCCTCGTCCGTCAAGGCACCTTCCGCGACCTCCCACACCTTGTCATGGATCTTGGACGCCTCGTCGAACAGCAGGACGATGATCTTGCCCTTGTTGTGCAGACCTGCGAAGGCCTCCGTGTTGTTCTGGCTCCAAGGCACAAAGTCCATGCGCCAGGTGTCGGCGTGGTCATTGTCAACCGACTTGATGGACGTGGCCTGGATGTCGAACCAATGTGAGGTCAGGCTACGCCTGAACCACGTGCTGATTTCCGGAACGGTCTTGGTGCTCAACTGGTTGAGCGTGTTGGCCGTACAGACGAGCTTAGCGTCATCCCAGCAACTCATGGCCCAGTTGCTGATTTGACCCATCAGCGCAGACTTGCCGATGCCATGGCCAGACGCCACGGCCACCTGCAATGGCTGAAACCGAGTTTCAGGATTGGAAAGATGGTCACGGGTGGCCCGAAGGATATCGCGCTGCCATTCCCTGGGGCCGCAGGACGCGGACAAATCGTCGTGACCCCAGTCCCAGGCGAATCCTGCCCAGGAGAAGGGGTCATATTGGCAGGCGGCTGCCTGCGCGATTATTTCGTTGTCCTGCTCAACCACGTTCACCGGCCCGCTCCTTGGCTCGGCGCAGACGATCCGCGAGACTCACATTGACGTTGACGGTCGATTCCGACCGGTCCTTGTAGACCTCGGGCCGCAGGGCCTTGAGACGAAAAATCAGCAATGTGTCCGAGTATTCCCGGATCACGCCGCACTTCTCGCCCTTGTGGAACACGGGCCGCAGCGTGCCCTTGTAGGCGCGGCGGTCCGCCTCGGCTTCCAGGCGTTCGGTGTATTCGGCCAGGGCATCGTCCCAGGCTTTGTGGAAGGCTGGATCGTTGTCGTAGGTGTCCCTGGCGGTGTCCCGATGGATGCCGGCGGCCTTGGCGGCCCTGGTCACAAAGCCATACTGGGCGAGGTGCGCCAGAAACTTGGCCCTCTTGTCGGCCGTGAATTTTTCGGGGACACCCTTACGCCTGGCCATTACTGCCCCTTGCGCTCCCGCACTGCGTCACGGATGTAATTGACGCTCGTCTCAATGCTGGCGATGCGTTCCAGCCATCGCTGTTGTGCTTGGTCACTGGCCTCAACGATGGCCAAGCGCCGGTCCAGTTCGGCTTGGTGCGCTTGGATGGAGCCTGACCAGTACCCGATGGCAATGAGATTGATGACAACCGTCAAGGCCATACCGATCCAGGGGGCCATCCATTTGTTTTTGCAGAGCGCCTCAGCCACTTTAATCGGCCTCCTTGCTGTATGGAGCCAATCTCCAGGGGGCCGGCAACAACGCCCGCAACTCGCCTGGCGACAGCACCATTTCCTGGGGTGGCAGCATGCCGTGCTTGCCAAGGATGTAGGCCACGGTCTGGGAACAAATGGGACGGCCCATCGTGACACGGAATTTTCCCCAGATGCGACGAATCAGCGAAAGATAGCCGTAACGAAAGGACTTGCGCTGTGCGACAATTCGCAACGCCGTGACTTTTACTCGCAACCCAAGCGCTTCACTGCATTCAATAGGGTGGATCAGAATCGTTCCGTCGTAGTCGTCGAATCGATCCGAGGCGCGTTTGATATCCACACCCCATTCAAGGGCTTCGACCAGAAAAATGGAGTCGCAGATTTTAATGCCGAGACTGGAATGCGATCCGCCCGGGGCGAAACGTCTTATTGCACGGGAAAGAAGCGAATCGCCGACCCAAGTGACGACAAACACGTCCAGGATGGGACGCAACTCCTCATAGGTGATAACACCACGGTCAGGAGGATAGGTCATTTCCTTACCACCTCCGCGATTGCCGTCACCCGGGCTCTGGCCCTGTTGTACAGGTTAAGCGCCGCCATAAGGTCGCCGTGTCCAGCCGCAGCTTCCAGATCCACGATGTCGTTTTTGAGGTCCTCCAAACCAGGCACAGCGCCTTTGGCTTGCAACACCGTGTAGCTGTTCCACAGCCACTCCAGGCCGGCCTTGATCCGCTGCGGCAGCGTCGAAGCATCGGGAGTCACGGCCACATTGTCCGGCCCGAGGGAGGTGGAGGATTGACCTCCCCCGGTGGACAGTGTGGTGAGGGGCGCGCAGGCGGACAGCGAGAGGAAGACGAACAGGAGAGCGGCGAGACTACGCATGGATCGTCTCCTTGATTGGCTTGGCAGTGACGCGGCCCCAAACGGCCAGCGAGGCCAGAGCCGTGGAGATGAGCGGGGAAAGATCGGGCACGGTGTAGATTTGGTTGCCGATACGGATGGCGACATCCCAGGCGTTGACGCCGAGCAGTTGCAGCCCAAGCATCCCGAGGACGCCGTAGATGGTCTTTGACTTGGCCAGAGCCTTGAGGACGACGGTCAGCCGAGCAACATCCGGTAAATCCGCTCGTACCGCATCGCCCACCGTCGTGCCGTCGCCCGGCATATCCGGCAGTCGATCAACCGGCATTCGAGGTGCAGCGGGTTCAGCCGGTGCTGGAGCCACGACCTGAGCCGGCGGCGGATCGGTGAGAAATCGGACACCATTGACCTCCTCGGGCCATCGGCCGGTCCGGATCATCTCGGCGTTGCGCTTAACCCGGTCCGGTGTCTGCTTAGCCCAACGGGAGGCGAGCATTTGGGTGGCGGCCGTCTCCCAGTCACGGGACTGAATGGCGTGGATGGTGGCGAAGAACTTGGAAGCTCCCGGGGCTCCCAGCTGGTAGACGCTGGAAACGATGGCGGCCTGACGTACCTCGTCGAGGTCACGCCATTTCGGCCAGCGGCGGTCGAGCTCAGCCAGTACGGCCTGAATCTCATCGACCAGGGCAGCGTCAGCTTGCTCGGCGGTCCAAACCAACCCCTCGCACTCCTCGGCCGAGTATCCATGGGCCTCGAGGTTGTAGCCGTCGCCAATGGTCCAAATTCCCCGGGAATCCTTGTAGGCGGTGAGCTTCCGGCCCTCTTCGAGCTGGATAAGACGGGTGGTTTTCGCAAGCCCCATGTCGGCCCCCTTCCCGGCGCGGGCCGGGGTGATGAGCCGAGGCTAAACCCACGTATTGGGCGGCGGCGTTCGCTACCTATCCGTGGGCACAGAAAAGGGATTCAGCGGGTATTGACAAACCTTCTCTTCACTGCTGCACGCGCTTGACGTGCTTGTCCCGTCGCCGACGCACAAAATCAGCAAGGTCCTCTGGCAGGGCGCGCCAAGTGCCTTTTCCCGGTCCTTCTTTCCAGGCTACAAGCTCTCCGGATTCAACCAGGTCCCCAATATTATCCTTGCCCACGCCGATCTTGCTGGCGATGTTGGCCGCCCCCTTTACAAGCAACTCCCCCACGACATTTCCCCTTTTTCTAAGCGCGGAGCGTTTGGGCCAGGCCCAGGTATTCGCAGATGACTTTCCATGCTGCATCAGCGCCAACACAGAGCTCCACGCGGTAGCCGTTGGAGCGCAGGGCGGCATGCCACTCCAGTTGCTCTGGCGAGGCTTTGCCACCCTGGGCCTTCATCTCGACATAGAGCCCGTGCCAATCACCCATGGGCACAGGCAAACACAGGTCCGGCACTCCCCGGCGCACGCCCTCGGCCTTGAGCTTCCCGGCCGTGGCCTTGTGCCTGTGTCCCCCGTTCGGGATGGCGTGCAGCAGCTTCAGCGCCGGTACGCTCGGAGCCAATGCATCCGCCCTGGCGATCACAAGGGCCTGCTCGTCATGCTCAGACCGTTTGGGCGGCTTGGGCTTCTTGGGCTGCACAGGAGGCAGAAGGGGGCGCACACCATCCGCGTGAAGCTGCCGGTCAAGCCACGGCTTGAGCCCGCCGGCTTCGCGGATTTCGGAGATGTGGACGCGCGCCTGAGGCATGCTACGGCCTCGCCTCGTCTTGCTGGTCGTGCCGCACACACGCCAGTGCACGTGCGATCCATTGGCATTCGCGCACCTGGGAAAGCGGCAAGGGCTTCACGGCCTTGCCCTCCCAGTAGAGCTTTCCACGGCACACGCCGCCGAAGGCGCAGCGGATGCCGGGATGGTTGTCGCAGGGCTTGATCACGCCCATCCCTCCGCGTGGTCATCCCGGTCATCGTCGGGAACGGGGCAGCGTTCGTCAGGACGCTCGCCATTTCGCCAGGCCTGCAGCCTGCCCGAGAAGTCCGTTTCCCCTTGGACACCGCCAGCCGCCGCCGCGTTTCTCTGGGCGCATAGCGACAGGCCTTTGCCTGGGGAAACGATCTCGCCGCCAAACCGCCGGATGTTTCCGTGCGTCTGCCCGGCTGGCCGGCAATGGCCGCAGGTTGCCGTTTCCAGAATCCACCCGCGTCCCTCGTGATGGCGCACGAAATAGATCACGCCCTGGTCGCAGAAATCACAGCCAAACGCCTGCTCTCTGGCCGCCATGGACGGATGCGCATCCCGCCAGCGAAACCAGGCATCCCGGAAAAACTTGCTCATGTTCCCGGGCTGGCGGTCGAGGTCCCGGGCCTGCTCCACGGCGTAGTCCGCAAACACGTCCGGGAGTGGTCCGCAAACATCCCAGCAGACTCCCCGCATGGCCTGTGTCGGATTACGACCAAACATGGCCATGACCTTGTCCAGCATGTCCGTAAACGCCTGTTCTCTCATTGGGTCTGCTCCTTGACGCAGCTTCCGGCGTACCGTTTCCAGTCGGCGTCCGAAGTCTGACCAGCGGCTGGCGACGTGGGGGCCGGCGAGAGCTTGTCGAGCCATTTGCGCTCGACAAGCCACTTGGCCGGAGACGGGATGTACCGCCCATGGTCGCGGGTCCATTGGTCGCTTTGGGACTGCTCGACGATGGCAGCTTGCAGAGAGGCGAGGCCTGGTTTCACGCGTCCCAGCTTGCGCCATGCGTTCCAGGCCTTGGCCTTGTCCACCTGCTTCGGGTAGGCGTCGAAGAACTGCTCGAACTCGAGGGACGGGGTGTCCTCAGGATCGAAAAATTGTTCCGGCTCAGGATCAGGATCGGAGGGGAGAGAAAGGCTTCCCCCACCCTCAACCCCCACGGGGGGTATGGGGGGTTCTTCTGTCTTTTCTGTCTTTGAAGTAGAAGAGGAAGAAGAAGAATAGGATGTGACTTCGGTGTGACATGACTCGGGACATCCTTGTGACTTCCTCTGTTTTTGCTTGCGTAACCGTGCGGATTCTTTTTCTTTCCACTCGCTGTGCATCCGCCTGTTTATAAGCGTGACTTCAGTGTGACCATTCGTGACATCTCCGAAAATTTTGAGGTCGCAAAGCTCGTGTTTTTGAGCCTCACGCAAAAACTGGATGGTCTCTTCGAGGGTCGCCCCGGTCATCCTGGCAAGTTCAAGGATGGTGCATGTCAGCTTGCCCTGCTCGTTCTCCTTCCACATGAAGCACAGCAAATCTATCCAGATGCCGCGAACCATCGGAGACACGCGGCGAACCTCTGGGGCTGAAAGCCAATCGCTGGGGTAGAACTGGAAGGAAGGGGCCTTGGACATGTGCTTACCCCGCTGCCCCTTCCAACCGTTTTTCGAGCCGAGCCAGCTTCTCGCGAACCATCGTGTCCACGGCTTCCACGCCGATGAGCAGCCGCATCTGGTGCAGCATTATGAGCGCGTCAGCAATCTCTTCCGCCGCATGCTCAGGCCGGCCACGCTTGCGATGCTGGAGCTCAACGGTCAGTTCGGCACATTCTTCGATGCACTGGTCAATTTGCGCTTCAGCACCCCAGGTATCGAGGGCGCTTCGGCATATGGATTCTATGGTGGATTGGCAGGAGGTCATGCGGCCCTCTTGATACGGGCTTCGCGGTCCCGATGCTTATAGAACCATTGCATCAGCCTGAGCCGTTCGGCATTGGTCCAGCCCAAGGCCTCTTGGTCAGGTGTCACGGCATTGCGTTCCAAGGCGTCAAGCGCGTGGAACCACATGGGGAGAGCCTTGACCCCGTGGTCCTTGATCCAGCGGCAACGACACCAGGCCTCTTCCAACCCGGCATCGAAGCCTACCAGAGCATAGGATCGGATGGCCTTGAGCGGCACGCCGGCCCGCAGCAACCGGCCCAGGCCCATTTCCCAAGCCCCGGCCTGGCGCATGTGGTCCAAGGCCAAGCGGATGACTGGCCGACCGATCCTGGCGATGCGTTCGGCGTGGTGGTCGCTCAATAAGCGGCAGTCAACGCCCTGGTTGAAATCGCACCAGCCCCACCGTTCCAACCGGTCCATGACGCGGTCGAAATGGCCGACGCTGGCGGCGAAAAGGTTGTTGTCGGTGATTATGGGAAGGTCCGGCCAGTCATCGAGTTCCCGAAAACCCCCTGGTTCAACCAGGCCACGGCCGATGGCGCAGAACTGGCATTTGTTGGGACAGCCTGTCGTGGTCCGAGTGGCCATGGGGTTCACGCGCTGCAGAACGCCATGGAGGTCGTGGCCAACGGTCACATGGTCCAGGCCATCGAACCAGCCGGGCATCAACTCCACCGCCGGACCGCCAACAATGGCGCTGTCCCAAAGGAGGTTCGGCCTGGCCAAAAAGTCGCGCACGCCCAGCAAGTCCCATGTGAAGGGAATGGAGACGAAAAGCGCGCGCTTTTCGTCTCCATTCCCTTCACATGGGACTTGC